CGCGAACGTCGCACCAACCACCGACGCCGCCAAGGATATCGTCTTTGGAACCATGCTCACCTTCATCCAAGAATCGCCGTGGTTCCGCGAATACATGCCGATCCGCGACAACCTCAAGAGCCGTGTACGCTTCCGCAAGCACCGCTATCAGATTTATCCCGGCAACTCGTCTCTCAAGTCTGTGGTCGGACGAAACATTTTTGCGGCACTGATCGACGAAGCGAACCTCTTTGACGATACAAGCCACACGGCACACGGCGAAGATTACGCCAACGCGATGTTCGTGGAACTCTACAACCGCATCTCTTCCCGCTTTGGAGCAAAGGGCTTCTTGGGGGTGATCTCAAGCCGCAAAACGGTGCGGGACTTCACCACACGCAAACGGATCGAGATCGAACGAGACCCCGAAACAGCGCGCCGTTTTTATATGCCCCCACCGCGCACAAGTTGGCACAACTGGCCGATGTTCCGCTGTCGCCTTGATAACAAGCGTTGGCGGCGATTCGACGCGGATTCTTTGGCATGGATTGGCGAGCCTGTCAGCTTCGACGAACAACAAGCCACAGGCGAAGATCACCGCGCGCTTCCTTGGGTTCCCGAAGACTTCTGGGGGCAGTTTTCCACACAACCCGAAGAGGCATTGCGCGACCTTGGAAGCATCCCTGCCGAGACCTTGGAGCCGTATATCCGCAAGGTGCAAGCGATCCGCCCTGACTTTGTTACGTGCGTTCATCCGCTCAAACCGACGACCAAGCCGACCGATTGGCTCCTGCAAGGCGTGGACTTCTGCGACTTGGTGGACAAAGAGTTCTACGGCGACGAAGAGATCCGCTACCACTTCCATGTTGACCTTGCGAAAAACGGCGATGCTTGCGGGATTGCGGTTGCCCATTGTTCGGGGCGCGACGACTCAATCCTTGTGGAGGGCCAAAAGCGCCCTGAAAAAGCAACGCTCGTGGACTTGGATATCGTGATCCAGATTCGCGCACCACGGGGCGGCGAGATTGAGTTTGCACAGGTACGGCGCATCTTGCTGTGGCTGCGGGACGTGCGGGGATTCCGCTTCGACAAGTCCTCTTTCGATGGCTGGCAGTCAGTCGATTCGATCCAGATCCTCAAGCGGCAAGGTTTCCGCGTTGAAGAGTTCTCGGTGGATCGCACGTTGACGGGCTATTCCACACTCAAAGAGATGCTGTACGAAGGGCGTCTGTTCTTCGCTCCTGCCCACGGACAGACCGAAAAGACCACACGGGGCGAGTTGGATTTGATGGCGCGAAGCGGCGATCCGATGGCCGTCCTACAGATGGAATTGCGTCAGTTGGAGCTTGTCAACGGCAAGAAAGTTGACCACCCAAAGGACGGTTCAAAAGACCTCGCAGATGCGGTAGCTGGAGCGGTAACACAGGTGCAACGCAGATTCGGCGCACCCTCGGAGAAGTTGAAATGAGTGTGTGGGGACGGATCAGGGGACTCTTTACAGGCGACGTGCTGACACGCTCCGAGGCGGAGCAGTTGGTACAGAAGGCGCTTTCGGTGCAAGAGGAACAACAGCGCCAAAAGCTGCTTGAGCCGTATCGCGCCACCCATCTCCCCCGTCATCAAGTCGTTGAAGCGGGCGGTAAAGGGCCACGCAAGCTCTTTGGTTATGCACCCCAAACGCTGCGTCTGTTTGTACGAAACAATCCGCTGATTCGTGCCGCTGTGGATATTCGCAAGCGTGAAGTGGCGAGCGCGCCCTTCGATGTGGAACCCGACATCACGAACTACGAGAAAGAGATCGACACCTTGCGGCAGTTGGTGCAGTCGGTGCGCGCCTTTCCTGACCGCATCGATGTGTTGCACCGCTTTGAACCAATCCACCTCCCCGAAGAGATGGTGCGTAACCTGATCGACGTGACACGAGATGCTGAGAACGTGACGACCCAGCAGGTGCGCTATCGATTCAACCTTGCACTACAGGATTTGAATCGTGAGGCAGAACTCCACGCAGCCAAGGTGCGCCCCCTGTTTGAGAATCCCAGCCCTTCGTGGACGTGGCGGGATGTGATCCGCGCCGTAGTGCCAGACATTCTCGTCCTTGATGCGGGCTGTATCGAACTGCGCCGTTCGCTCTATCCGCTCGACAAGGAGCAAAAGAAACTCGGCATCGAAGCCCCCTCACCGACCAATGAGATCCTTGAGCTGCATTGGGTCGATGGCGGGACGGTGCGCCCCTGTGTGGATATTCACGGCCAACTGCGCGGACTCGAAAACCCGCATGACGTGGCTTATGAGCAATGGATCGACGGCCAAAAGACCGCATCGGGTGGCTGGAAACGCCACGAATTGCTGTACCTGATGGAGAACCCGCAGACCGACGTGTACTTCCGAGGCTACGGGCTTTCTCGTGTGGAAACTTTGATCCTCACGGCCATGTTAGACGCATCCACAGACAAGGCAGACAGCGAGGAATACAAACGAGAAAGTTACGGTGGCGTCTTGCAGATGATCGATGATTCGCTTGTGCAAGAAGACCTCGACATGTTCCGCGCTTGGTGGGAAGAGGAGATCGAGGGAACCAAACGACTTCCCCTATGGAGCGGCAAGGAACTCAAGTACACCCCCATGAATCCGAGCGGTGCAAACCGAGACAAGCGCAGCATGGAGCGCCGTATGTACTATATGCGCCGAATTTGCGCGATTTTTGAGATTGCACCGATCAAACTTGGCTTCCCTGAAGGCGCAACCCGCGCCACTTCCGAGACCGCTGGCGAGATGATGGATGACGGTCTGCGCTCGCTGCTTGGTTTGTGGGACTCAAAGATCACGCAGCACATCGTTCAATCGTTCGGATTCAAGGACATTTGTTATCGCTCGCAACCGCTCCATTTGCGCGACGAAAAGAAGAAACTGGAGATGGCGCGGGAGAAGATGGACTTGGGGATCTGGGACGTGAACGATGTGCGGATGCAATACGGCAAAGAACCGCTCGACATCGGCGAAAACTCCCTGATGTTCTATACTGAGTATGAAAAATCTCGCGGTCAAAGTATGGGCATGAGTGCGGGCAGCGATGGCGGCGAAGAGGGCGAGGATGCGATGAATACCGCTGCGGATATGGATGGCGATGGACTTGCCGATGACGACATCCAAGACCAGACCCAAGGCCCAGAGCAACCACCGCAGAACGAAGAAGACTTCGCACAGCCCGAAGCCTTCGATGATGACGATGATGACGATGATGAGGAAGAGATCGAGCGCGCCCTTGATCCGCTGCGTTTCGAGATGCGCGAACGACGCCGAAAGCAAGGGCGTTTGCCGTCGATCTCGTGGGGGAACTACCCATGAGCACCCTCGACACCATCAAGATCCTCTTCAAAGCCCAAGAGACAGCCTTTTCACCTTCGCCCGTGGAGATGCACACACAACGCTTTGCAGACCGCTTGTGGCAGCGTTGGCCGGACTTGCTGAAGGGCTTTGCCTCCATGAGCGAGACCGACAAAGACGCGCTATTTGCTCGTTTGTTGGCGCTCCAAGGCGAAGCGCAAAGCGACACAAAAGCTCTTGTGGACGAGATGACGTGCCGATCTTTGGCTTACGGTGTCTTGATTGCGGGATCGACGGGCGACGCCTATCCACCGCTTCCACAAGCCGAAGTCGATGCGCTACTCAAACAAGAAACCTTCCTTGACTCCAAAGCGTACGAATACGCCGAAGCCCACGCCTTCAACGCCGTCACCACCAAAGACGCGCAGTTGATGGGCAGCCTCAAAGCATCGCTCTTGGATGGCCTGTATGCGGGGGACAATCCGCGCCAAATCGCCGCACGATGGGAAGCGGAGACCGAGGAACGGTCGGGGGATTGGGAACGTATCGCACGCACCGAAACAGCCCGCGCTCTATCGGCAGGATTCTACGAAGAAACCAAGCGTCTCGGTCTCGATCTTGTGTATGTGCCGCCACAATCGAAGGCTTGTGATGCGTGCAAACGCCTGTTGATTGGGCGCGTCTTTCCGCTCTCTGCGCTCGAAGGAGCCTCGAACGTCGGACGCAAACCGAGCAACTGGATACCCGCGATCCCCTTGCATCCGAACTGTACTTGTTTGCCGATTCCTGCCTCTCGATCTTTGACCGATCAAGCGACGGCCAAGGCGGAAGGTGGGCAGATTCCGAATGAAGGAATCCCCGTGGAGGCTTTGTCTCCGCGCTTACGATAGGAGAACCCGTATCATGGAAAATCAAAAAAACGTCGGTTTTAACGCACCTTCCGTCCCTTCACAAATCCAACCATCGGACACTCCCTCTCCGAAGCTGGACGCCCCCACCAAGGGCTTGCAACATGGCGGCACGGTGGACACTTCGCCCCGTCCGATGAAAGAGGGCGGCATGGCCCAAGGCTCCACTCAAGGAACCAACCCGAAACTTCCCTAACCTGCGCTCCTTGACGACCTTTTGGGGGTGACACATGGCGCTCGCGGTCTCTTCGTTTCTGACGTTCAAGGTCGGAAAAGACACTACCTTCTCGTTTCGGGATGTGGATGCTTTTTTCTCGATCAATGATACCTCAAGCTACAACTACACTTCGAGCGGCCTTGTGTCTGTGGCGGACGCATCCACCGAGACTTTGAGCCTCGGCGAGATCGTCACGGGCGGCGTCCTCTTTGTGGAGTCGAGTCGTGCGGTCAAGCTGCTTCTTTCGTCCTCTGGAAGCGCCGATCAAGTCGTGCCAATTGCAGCAAACGGTGGCTTCTTTTTGAAGGGAGCCTTCACGGGGATTAAGGTTCAGAACGCATCGGGTGGTGCGGCCTTGGTGCGCTATAGCGCGGTGGGGACGTGATGATACGCCACTCCGAACGATGGGTCTATACACCCACCCACGTTCTCTCGAAAGCTGCGTCACTCGACGAAGTGGATCTGACGCCCACAGAGGCGATGCGTACGGCAGCGCAACGCGGTCTCGATCTGCGCCAAAAGGCTCCAAAGAGCGGCAAAGGTGGACTCGATACCAAACAAGCAGGGGCGCAAGGTATCGGTTCGGGGGTGGCACGGGCGCGGGATATTCTAAGCGGCAAGGCGCTCTCGGAGAAGGTGGTGCGCCAGATGCACGCTTTCTTTTCGCGTCATGCTGCATTCAAGCACAAACACAAAGAAGGACCCGAAGGCAAGGCGATCCAGTCGTGGCTCCTCTGGGGTGGGGACTCTGGAGAAGCGTGGAGCAAACGCAAGGTGGACGAAATGAACAGACTCCGAGATAGCGACACCATCGAAAAGGCCGCACGTTCGGTCAAGTACAAACATCGGAAGTTCGGCGGCTACGATAGCAAGGGGCGTAAGCGTTGGATCTACTATTACGACGACCCAAAGAAGAACAAGGCAAAAAACAGGAGCGAACTGCATTTTCTCGCTGACTACCTCCAAGTCGGCGACACCTTCAAGAGCGGCAACAACCACATCTCGGTGGTGGGATTTGAAGGTAGTCGGGTTTTGTATAAGGACGTGGATGGCAGCAAGAAAAGCGTGGACGGCGAGTTGTTTCAGACGCGCCTGATCAACGAACATCAATCCTCCATCGAGGCCGAGATTGCGAATGGATACAAGAAGCGAAAGGCCGTGTCCGACGCGGCAGAGAAGTATGGTAGTGAGAAGCAGAAGGCCCGCGCAAAGGCCCTTGTGAATGAGTGGCTTGATGCCCACAACCTCGATGAATCCTCCATGCGAGAGCATGGGGCGAAGGCCGAAGAAGCACCGAAGGTCGAAGAAGCACCGAAGGTCGAAGAAGCACCGAAGGCCGAAGAAGTCGCACCCGTTCCAGAGGCCAAGAAAGAAAAAAAACCAAAGAAACAGGTTGCGCCAAAAACAGAAGCCGCGCATCAAGTCGAGGTGTCGGCGGCTGAAACAGCGCCCAAAGCAGAGTATCCGCCCCCCATCCCGCAGGTTCCCCCTCGCAGCGAAGTCCCGCCCCTTGAGCAATCTAAACAGGGCTTTCTCGACGCTTTTCTCGCAGGCGACGAAGCAGAAAAGCAGAAGCATATGATGGATATCCTACAAGACCCCAACGGCTTGCAGATTCTTCTCGATCTGTCAGACAAGATGATCTCCTTGCGCGCCAAAAAAGAGGGTGGGGATGACCTGCCCATCCCCAAGCCTCCCTCGCTCGTCAAGGAAGGCTCCCCCAACAAAGAAGCGATCAAGGAGAGAGAGAAGACTGTCTCTGATGCGCTCTCTGGGCGCGCATTTGTCGATTTTTATCCCAAGACGCCGCCCCAAGCGTGGCAGGAAGTCACGGCGTTGCGCTCCTTGCAGAACCACCCGTTCTATCAAAAATATGCAGACAGGGTGCAGGACACATGGGATCGGTTTGGCATCGTTCTTATCCCGCCCATGACAAAGGAATACAAAGGCGTTCGCATGGAAAAAGAGGCCGCCGTCGATGAATCTTTTTTCTCAAAAATCACCGAAGAACTGGAGCAGGTAAACAAGCTATTTGATTTGAAAAAAGCTGTCCAAAAGCATGGAATTGCGATGGAGATGCCACGTCCGGAAAAGGGAACGTCCTTTTCTGTCCGCGCAGTGGCATATACCTCACAAAACAGAATCGGCGTATTCCCCACAGGGGACGGGTTTTCCGTCTTACATGAACTCGTCCACATACTTGACTTTCATGCGGCGAAAGAGAAAGAACAAGCCAAAGTCCTCCAAGACGGCGGGATCGTCAACAACCGAGTGTTCCGAAGCAATTTGGACAAAAAGACAAAAGCCCAGATCGAGATGCTGAAGAACTACAAAGGAATCGTCGATCCACAGACACAAGAGACGGTTCGCCAGATTGAGACCAAGATCAAGACTGGAATGGCGACAAATCCTGAGCGGGTTTGGCTCAAAAAGGCCAAGCAGTATCTGGAAGATCTCAGGGGGAGCCTAAACGAGAAAAGTGTGGCGGCGGTGGACACCTTTGAGGAATATCTGGACTCCAATCATGAGATCCTTGCGAGAGCTTTTCAGCAACTTGGCGCGAGTTTCAGCGAGGCAAGCTCGAAGACATACAACACTCTGCCCGGTTACTGGTCGTCCAAACAGATGCGAACCAATTTTCCCGTTCTGAAGGACCTGGCGGCTTCGTTGGGCCTACAGATGCGAAAAGACTATATACAGGCAGCGGAAAAAGACCCCGCTGCGGTGATCAAAGCACTCCGCGCCATGCGACGAGTCAAACTGAATCCTTCGCTGCTTCTCCCCTCGACCTCTTCTGATCGGGGAGACTGTCAATGATTTTTCTCAGAAAAGCCGCACGTTCGGTCAAGTACAAGCACAAGAAGTTTGCGGGATACGACAGCAAGGGGCGTAAGCGTTGGCGCTACTATTACGATGATCCCAAAGGTGGCGGTGTAAAGGGCGGGAAGGAACAAGAAGTCCTCAGCGCCTCAATCTCTGTGGGTGACGTTTTCAAAAGCGGCGACGGCCATATCAAGGTGCTGATGGTGGCCTCGGATGGACGGATCACCTACGAAGACGCCGACGGACAGAAGGTGAACACCACCGAGGAGAAGTTGCGTAACAAGCTGCTTTCTGAACACAAAGAGAGCATCATGGATGCGCTTGAATCGGGGCTGATGAAGCGTCAACAGATCCTTGATGCTGCCAAGAAGCACGGCACGCCCAAGCAGATCGAACGCGCCGAAAAGCTGATGGCAGAATGGAGCCTC